ATAGCCTTCTTAATAGAAGTACGTGGGAAGGTTGGAGATAGAGTTACTGGTGCATACTGTGCGTGAGGTGAGGCAGTAGTTCCCTGATATCCACGACCAAAGCCTGGGATAACATTGAGAGTATTGTTTGCCTTATCAAATGAATCAATCCAGATTAACTCGTCATCAATTTCGATGATGCCTTTAGCAAGGTTATTCTGGCTACCTACAATGATCTCAGTAGATGTTGTAGTCAACCCTGAAGGGTTAGCAACATAGGTAATACGGTCCTGACGTAAAGCGTAACCTTGTAGGTTAGCCTTTACCTCATCAACCAGTTCATCAAGTGTTGGCATTTATTTCCTCTCATACCAGCCATCTCCCCATAGAGTTAGCAGTCGTGCAAAATACTGTTCATATTGTGGTGCAACAGCATCTAATGAATACATAGATACTGCTCTATTGCGTATTGCTACTGGGTCTAAATCTTTAACCCATTCTGTTGCTGCTGCAAACTCCATTGCATTTCTGCAACGGTATCCAGTAACACCATTAGGATTAGTTTCTGTGAAAGCTCCCCAGTCTGTGGTAATCGTTGGAGTTCCGCACATATGAGCTTCAGGTACTATATTTCCAAAAGGTTCTATATAAAGCGTTGGAGCAAATAAGGCGATAGCACCACCCATTAACTTTGCTCGTTCTTCAGGACCAACCGGTCCTACCCATTCACCATATTCGATCTTAGGATCATTGCCAGGACCTGCAAGAATAAGTTTCAAACCCATTTCTTTACAGACGTGCTGAACAATAGAAATACCTTTTCTATCTATCATACGTCCAACGTATAGGTAGTAGTCTTCTTTCTTTNNNACCTTTTCTATCTATCATACGTCCAACGTATAGGTAGTAGTCTTCTTTCTTTTCTTGCAATGGAAACATCTCTGGTTCTATGTATCCTGGTATTACTGCATCGTAAAAGTTACCATTGACCATAGTGGGATTATTAAATCCTGCATAGATTGAATGCATCCAAGCATAGGATTCAAAGACCCTGTACTTTGCAAACGTCCCACCATAACCAATACCAAACTCAACTGTCATATGATCTGGGAAAGCATCAGCAATAGGTTTATGTGATGCTCCACCGATAACGCAGATAAAATCTTTTTCTTCTATACGCTTGCCAAGTTCTTTTATGACGTTGCCATTAAAGATCTTCCAGTGAGGCAGTTCATTATTAAACTCTGCTTCAACAAAGTGTTTACCAGCTAAGGCTTCTTGCTGTTGCTCTATAGTGATACAAGTGATTAACTCATCACAAGGTGCTTCATTTTCTTCACTGGCATAGAGATAGACCGTATGGCCTAACCCTTTCATCATTATACAAAAGCGCCGTATCTTTTCAGTAAAAGCACAGATAACGTAATCTTTAGTTGTTTGCGTATGGGGCAGGCTAATAACGTGGAATCTCATACGAGAATTCTACATACCACCTAAGAATAAACTTACTGGAATGGCATCTGCTCCAGGGCCTGTCGGACCTGTGGCACCTGTTGGTCCCGTAGCACCTGTTGCTCCATTAGTACCAGCAGGACCCGTTGGTCCTGTAGCACCCGTTGGGCCTGTAGCACCAGCAGGACCTGTCGGTCCAGTAGCGCCATCAATACCTGCAGGACCAGTAGCACCAGTAGCACCAGCAGTACCAGAAGGACCTGTAGGTCCTGTGGCTCCTGCGGGTCCTGTAGGTCCTGTAGGTCCTGGCACTGTCGAGTCTGCACCAGTGGGTCCTGTAGCCCCTGTGGGGCCTGTAGCGCCTGTATCACCAGTAGGTCCAGTGTTTCCTGTAGGTCCAGTTGGACCAGTGGCTCCTGTTAAACCTGTTGTACCTGTTGGACCCGTAGGTCCAGTGGCTCCTGTTACTCCTGTGGCTCCAGTATCGCCTGTGGCACCTTGCGGGCCAGTCGCTCCCGTAGGTCCTGTCGGACCTGTTGCTCCTGTCGTTCCAGTTGCTCCAGATGGTCCCGTAGGTCCAGTAGCTCCCGTGACTCCTGTAGCGCCAACAGGTCCTGTTGCGCCTGTCGCTCCCGTAGCACCCGCTGGGCCTGTAGGCCCTGTGGGTCCCGTATCTCCAGAAGGACCAGTGGCACCCGTTGGGCCAGTCGGTCCAGTATCACCTGTCGCACCTGTTGCTCCTTGAGAACCAGTAGCGCCAGTTGCACCTGTTGCACCTGTAGCACCTGCCGGTCCAGTTGCTCCCGCAGGACCAGTAGGTCCTGTTGGGCCAGTTGCACCTTGGCCGCCTTGAGGTCCTTGATCTTGCGAAAGTTCTACCGCCACTTGTGGCGTAATGTTTTCAATAACGATTATTGTGCTTGAACCAGAATCTAGTACTAGATCATATGAGTAACGACCTGCAGTAATAGCTCCAGTTGTTGCAGCGCTAAGTGTGACGTTAACACGACCTGATATTTGGTCAAGAGTCATACGACCATTAGCAGTAGATGCAACTACAGTTGTAGTGCTAGCACCAACGAATGGTCTTACAGTCATAGTTCCTGTGTATCCACCAAGACTCCAAGGAGTTTGGTTATTCAGGATCTGAAACTGAAAGTTAAATGTAGTGGCTTGGTCACAGACCAAATTATATTTAGCGCTCAAGATGAGACCGCTCTGAGAGCTTGCGCTGCAGGTAGTTGAAAAGTACCAGCGATGAGATTACATACGCCATTGTAATCGAGACGATTAGAAGTAGACGTACCCGCAATCGCATTTAATACTCCCACTGTGTCTGTTAAGTTTGTTGTTACTGAACGCTGTACTGCCCATTGACGAGCAGCAAGTGCTTGGTCAACCATTTCGCTTGGTGCTCTATAGGTGCCACCATTAGCCAAACGATTAAGTTCATCTAATAACGTTGTGCCATATTGTCCTAGTGCCACCTATGTCTCCTACTTCTTCTTAGTTCGTTTCGCTGCTGCGTTATCTACTAGATTTGGATAAGGTCGTCCTGCTGCCTTAGCCCGTGCTTTCGCCGCAGTCTTTTGTGCTGGCGTTAATGGTGTTGACTTCTTATTAGGATTCTTTTTATCCCAAAATGCTGTTTTCTTTTTCATTTGCAACTACAATCCCAAGCGCGTAGCGACTTGTTTATTCTTGAGTTTGGATCTCTAGCAGTTTTACTAGAAGTGTTCTTGGCCTTCATCCCACACATACGACCACAGAAAGACTTACGTCTTGCTGCAGACTTAGGAGACTTAGCAGCCTCAGCCTTCTTGACTGGAGGCTTGAGGTTCATCCCCTGCGCTTTGGCAGAGGCACGACCCTTTGCGTTGAGGCCACCCTTTGGGTTCTTGCCCTCTGCTCTTTGCCACGCTGGAGATTTTGCCATTACTTCTTTTTGCCCATTTTCTTATTAGACATCTTTGCCTGAGACAAAGCGATAGCAACTGCTTGCTTGCGACCTGTAACTACTGGACCTCTACTAGATCCTGAGTTCAAAGTTCCAGACTTAAACTCTTTCATCACTTTGGCAACTTTAGCCTTCTGTGCTGCCTTCTTCATTACTTAGCAGCCTTGCCCATTGCACCTGTTTGGATTGATTCATAAGATGAATACTTTGCTGCGTTTGGGTATTGCTTGTCCATTGATGGGTAAGGCATTAGATCTTCTTCAATACCCATATCATCCATCTTGCCGTTTTCTGAGTTGTACATCATTACTTCTCCATCTTCTTAGCAATTTTCTTAACAGTCTTCTTTACCATTTTCTTAGCAACTTTCTTTGCTTCCATCTTTGCATCCATCTTGCCTTTTGCTGTGTATGGAAACTTCTTTCCGTTTACGTTTGGCATTGTTTCTCCTTAGTTCTTGAAGGTCATTGAGATCCCATCGAAAGCTTTACCAGCCTCGTTGGAAAGTTGGACTGCTGCATCTATATCTTTGCTCTTTGTTGAGCGTGGTTCTATGCCTTGACGTGTTGCGTCATAATAAGACTGTAGTTCTTTATCGTGTTGCTTAGCAGTATTTATACCTCTGTGGTTTGCTACACCTACGCTCAACTCTAGTTCACCTACTTTGCAGCCAAAGCATCCTTCAACATACTCAGGATGGGTCTGCCTTCTATGTAAACTCATACTACCGGTGTCACATAATCGCCGTAGCCAGCATTGATAAGTACCTGT